ATTAGTAATACTTACTCATCATTTTTGCGTCATAATCATTTTTTGCATAATATAGATGGTCACCAATATTGTGTTTCTCAACAACAAGTTCTACATTATCAACTTCTGATATTTTATTCTCAGCAGTATTCAAGTCAATCTTACCTTCTAAATAATCGTCAGTAATTTTATCAACTTCTTTTTCAGCGTTGTCCCACGCCATTTGTTTAACTTTAGACATAGTGTTTTACTCCTTTGTTAGTGTTATTAATTAAAATCATACTTAATAATATCATATCTGTAATATATGTCAAGCAAAAAGTGAGCATATTTTACGAAAAAATCCCCATATTTATTGACATTCCAATCAAGGAAACCATTGTTAATACTAGGTTTGTGATAATTATAGAGTATTCTCGCCATATATACCCTACGACTACCCATATAACGCCCCCTAAACACATTATAAGAGGGCCTAAAGGGTAAATATTGAAGGAATTAAACCCTACTCCAACTATTAAAGTAAAGGTTCCTAACCATTTTAGTGTATTTGTCATAGTGTTTTTATTCATAGTATTACTATACCATAGATTGAAAACTATGTCAAGCGTTTTTTTCAGTTATTTTGTTCTTATTTTGTTCTATTTTGATAATCTGATAATCTTTTCAATAAGTCCTGCAAATCCTATCTGTCTTTGCATTGTCAGTAATTCTCGTATTCCAAGGTGTTTGAAATCGTCTAGCGTAAGTTGTGCTACTTCTACTGCCTTTTCTCCGTTTACTATGTCTATGATTATCTTTGCTGTGCCTTTTGTGATAAAGGCGTCTCCGTCGTGTTTGTAGGTCATTGTTCCGTCTGCGTTCTTATTACCTACCACCCATAGGTTGCTGGCACAACCTCGTATCTTATTGTCGTCTATTTTCTCGTCATCTGCAAGTGGTTTTACTTCTCTAGCAATATCTACTAGATATTGTAATCTATCGTGTCCTTCTAATGTCTTTAACTCATCACCTCTTGCTTTAATCTTCTCAATCATATCAACCAATTATATATTCTTTGCTCTTTTTAAAATATCTGCCATATTGTGGTTTACTTTAGCGTGCCCTCTCTCATCTTCTCTTACTGCGATTATAACATCCCTTAATGTTGCGTCTTCATTTAGGGCATAATAGTTCTTTGCAATTGTAGGTGCTGGTATATTTTCTGCTCTACCTTCATCTATCTCTTTTAGATATTCAGTATAACTTATTACAGCTTGCTCTTCAAAATAACCTACCATTCTGTGTGCTACTTTAGGAAAAAATATGTATAGAAACATATAAAAATGCCAGAATAAAAATTGTGCAAGTATAATCATCCATCTTTCAAACCAATTAGGTTTTGCTATTTGTATGAATACCATTAGGTGCATACGCTCATTTTCAGCCTCTTCTAATAATTGCCTTATCCAACCTCTATCATCTGGCCTCATCCTTCTTAAACTTCTTAAATGATTCCACATACCTGCTACCATACCAGGCACACCTGCTACCGTTTCTAGTACAACTGCTCTATGACCATATCTCTTTGCAAAAAATGTATCTGCAAACCACCTTAACCTCATTGTAAAAAACAAGGCACATTTATCTCCGAAGTCTATTGGTTTTTTGTGTATCATAGATTAATCTCCTTTATCATATCAACCAATTATACATTGCTCTCATACTTAATATTAAATACATCAACTCCATTAATGCTCTAGGATAGTCTTTATCTCTATACCCAAACCACACCCACATAAAACAAGCAATAACAGATAATAACCAACCTATCCATTGTGTTGATATATTAGCTTCAGATAGAACATAAACCGAGGCAACTGCTAAACAGAATCCTAACCATCTATCTTTATTTCTTACCTTTAAAAAGTACTTCATTTTCATACCCCACCATTGCGATATAATAACTATCTACTATATCGGTTACTGGATTGTTTAAAGTTGTCTGGTCTAATTCTTCCATTAAATGGATACCAGTTTCTTCGTAAAAGTGGTCAAACATTTTTTCTTTGTCTGCATTACCTTTACCTGTTGCTGCTTTCTTTATTACACTAGGTACTAATGTATGAAACTTAATACCTCTTTTATAAAGTTTATGTTTTAACAAACCTGTGTTTTCTGCAAGATTAAATACTCTACCTTTACTACCAAAAGAATAATCTTCTATGAATACAATAGGGTTGTCATAACCTATACCTATTATTTCAAATACCCAATTAGATATTTGGTCGTGTCGTTCTTGTTGTGAGTTGTAGTCTTTGAAAGGATAACCTGTAATTCTACCACCCATAAATGAACCTTCATACTTTTTAACTTTAGTTAAGTAGTGAAACTCACACTCACTTATTATTGGTCTATCATTACAAATACACAGGCAAGGACCTGTTAATGAATAATCAATTCCAATTATCTTCGTCATCTGTGGACTCCTCTATAAAATCAACTTCGTCTGAATTATCTATTGCTGCTCCACAGAAAGGACAACTGATAGGTTCTAAATCTTCGTTTTCCCACTTTAATTCGTAGGACTCCTCGCAAGAGGAACATTTCATCTTTGTTTTATTCATTATAATTTGAATTTTTTAAACTGGTCTTTTTCTACATCTTGTTTAATGCCACCAATTACATAACTTTCTATTTCAGTTTCTTGTGGTGCATTTTGTAAACTTCTGCTATTAAACCAATGTTCAGTCCAAGGTAGTGGATTAACTTTACCTTGTTCATAGATTGGCTTCATACCAATCGCTTTCATCCTCTTGTTCGCTGTCCATTCAACATAGTTATGTAATAATTTTTCTGATAAACCTACCATAGAACCTTTTGAGAATAAATGTGTTGCCCAACGCTTCTCTTCGTCAACTGCGTCTTTGTATAATTGTTCAACATACTTCTCATTGTTCTTAATTACTTTGTTCATAACTTTATCGTTTTCAGGACCACGATAGTTATTAATTATTCTTTGTGATACTGCAAGGTGTTGGCTCTCGTCTCTAGCAATAAACGATATAATCTTTGCACTACCTTCCATAAGTTTAAGTTCACCGAAAGCAAAACTACAAGCAAACGATACATAAAATCTTAAACCTTCTAATATGTTTACGGTAACTAGTGTACGCCATAACTTCTCTTTTAAGTCATACTCATCAACTTCATTACCTAAACTCTTCTTCATACCTAAATTAATCAGTTCGTCATAGTGTTCAGTAACCGATTTACTTCGTCTCTCTATCTTCTCATCTGAAATAATTGTATCAAATACTTCACTAGGATTTGAGTATAAGTTTTTGATAATGTATGTATAACTTCTACTATGAATTGTTTCCATAAAGTCCCAAGTTATAATACAACCTTCTAATTCTGGTAGAGATACAAATGGTAAGAAAGCAAGACAAGGTCCTCTACCTTGTACACTATCTAACATAGTTTGATATTTTAAATTACTTGTAAATATAAACTTCTGTTCTGGTCTTAATGATGACCAATCTGACCTGTCTTTTTGTAAAGATACTTCTTCAGGTCTCCAAAAGAAACCTAATTGTTGTTGTGTTAACTTATCAAATATAGGATACTTCATATTATCGTATCTTTGTACCTGTAAGTCTTCACCAAAAAACATAGGTTGTTTTGTGAAATCTAAATTTTTATCTTTATTAAATACACTACTTGCCATTTATTTGTACTCTTTTTCCTCGTTATCGTTTCTTCTTATATCTTTATAAAAGTAATCAGTACTATCACCAAACGCCCACTTCTCTTCTTGCTCACAAAAATAGTATCTACTTGATACTTGAAAGTCAGGTTTCTTTAATGTTTTAGGTGTTAGTGATTGTTCAAACCATAACATACGATTGTTAGGTTGAGCGAAAAATTGTCCGTTATCTAGTTTACCAAAGTTATGTTGTTTATGTTCACTTGGTACTTCTGCAACACTTGTATTTATAGTATTCGGATCACTATGAGCACTATCTATCGTAAACAGATATTCGCCTTTTACAATACCTTTACCTTTAACCCATATCTGAACATCACAATTTTTTAATAATCGTTTTGTCCATACTTGAATATCATAACTAAAACCGTCCCATAGTTCTAGTTGACCTAAACTTAATTGGTCTTCTTGCTTTATATCTTTCTTCCATACGAAAGCAGATAAAGGAAACTTATCAAAACAAGCACCGTATTCAGGCATATATGCCTCAAACATTAATGCTCTTCCTTGCATTGATTTAACTGCTAGTAATACACACTCAACAAACTCACCGTGACCTTTGTTTAAGTCGTGTAAGTATTCTTTTTTAACCCAACATTTAATATAGGGTATATTTGCTACAAAGTTCATAATTACCTTTCATTATATATTACAAGCCTCACACTCTCCTTCAGGTTCATTTGACGCACCTTCATTTATTTGTACATCATTTAACACATCTGGTTTAGTATCAGGTTGTAAGTTTACTGACCCAATCTCTTGTTCTTCATAAGTTAATGGGTGCAATGGTTCTTGTTCTTTCTTACCATCATAAGTGTTTTGATAGTATGAAGTTTTCCAACCATACTTATATGTATTCAATAAGTCCTGTGCCATAGTAGATACAGGTACTTGGTTGTCATCATAGTTCTCAGGATTATAAGACCAGTTACCAGATATACCTTGGTCAAAATACTTCTGCATTACTGACACAACATTTATATATCCTTCGTTTGATTTCATATCCCATAACAAAGTATAGTTGTTTTTTAATCTCGCATAATCAGGCACAACTTGTTTTAGTGTACCTTTCTTACTCTTCTTAATAGATAAGAAGTCTCTAGGTGGTTCAATGCCGTTTGTAGCATTTGAAACCACACTAGAGCTTTCAGAAGGCATTTGGGCGGAGAGAGTGCTATGTCTGAGCCCATACTTGGAAATATCTTTCCGTAAACTCTCCCAATCAAAGCTGAGTTTACGATTTACAATCTCATCAACTTCTTTTTTGTAAGTGTCTATCGGTAAGACGCCATCTGAATACTTTGTCCTATCAAAATACTCACACTTGCCTTTTTCTTTTGCAACTTCAAGTGAGGCATTAAGTAGGTAATACTGGAATGCTTCTGTTAATTTATCAACTTCTTTCCACGCCATCTTTTGGTCATATGTATAACCTTTCTT